GATCAGCGACTGTCCACTTTCCGATCTGGCACCAAGAAATCCAAGACATAATAGTATTAAAAAATAACAAAGGAACAGAAGATAATCGAGTTCGTAAACTCGACTACTCAATTCAAATTAGCAAATTATTTTATGAAAGATTTATTGAAAATAAAGAGATCACACTCTTTTCTCCTCACGATGTCCCTAACCTTTATGACAGTTTTGGCACTGAACTATTTGACGAACTATATTGCTCTTACGAGAGTGATGAATCTATCCCCAAGATTAGGGTAAGTGCTCAAGAACTTATTCTTAATATTTTAAAAGAAAGAGCAGAGACTGGTCGTATCTACATTATGAATATTGACCATTGCAACAGTCATAGTTCATTTAAGGACAAAGTTAATATGAGTAATCTTTGTCAAGAGATTACATTACCCACAGATCCAATCAATCATATAGATGATAAGGATGGAGAGATTGCTTTATGTATTCTTTCTGCAATTAATATCGGTAAAATAAGAAATCTAGATGAGATGGAAGAGTTATGCGACCTATCTGTCAGAGGTCTTGAAGAGTTGATTGATTATCAAGATTATCCTGTAGCAGCTGCAGAGATTGCCACGAAAGCAAGAAGATCACTTGGTGTTGGATTTATCGGGTTAGCACATTATCTTGCAAAAAATAATGTTAAGTATTCAGATCGAGAAGCACTTTCTTTAGTCCACGACATCACCGAAGCTTTTCAATACTATCTTCTCAAATCAAGTAGTGAAATTGCGAAAGAGAAAGGTGCTTGTTCAGGATTCAAGAACACTAAATATTCTAACGGAATCTTTCCTATAGATACTTATAAGAAAGATGTTGATGAATTAGTATCTAATAATTTGAAATATGATTGGGATTCTCTACGGAATCATGTACAGGAGTTCGGATTACGACACTCAACGCTTTCGGCACAAATGCCATCGGAGAGCAGTTCTGTTGTCTCTAATGCAACAAATGGAATCGAACCACCAAGAGGATTCTTGTCAATCAAAAAATCAAAGAAAGGACCTTTGAAGCAAATTGTTCCATCATATGGAACTCTTAAAAATAACTATACGCTTCTCTGGGATATGATGAGTAATGAAGGATACATTAACATCGTTGCAGTTATGCAAAAATTCTTTGACCAAGCGATCTCTGGTAACTGGAGTTATAATCCAGTTAACTATCCTAATTCAGAAGTTCCAGTTTCTGTAATGGCACAAGATCTTCTTACAACATACAAGTATGGTTGGAAGACAAGTTATTATCAGAACACTCATGATATGAAAACTGATGAGATTGACGAACCATCAGATCAAAATGATAATATTGAATCATTAGTTAACGATCTTTTACAAGCTCAGGAGGAAACTTGTGACAGTTGCACAATCTAAGATTGAAGGAATGACAGTATTTAATACTGAAAACACTGACACTAAAAAACAACCAATGTTCTTTGGTCAACCTTTAGGTGTTCAGAGATATGACAATTTTAAGTATCCAAACTTTGAAAACTTAACAAAATCTCAGTTAGGATATTTCTGGAGACCAGAAGAGGTATCTCTACAGAAAGATCGTGGAGACTATCAAACACTACGTCCAGAACAAAAACATATCTATACTTCAAATTTAAAGTATCAGATTATGCTTGATTCTGTTCAAGGTCGTGCACCAGGTATGGCATTCTTACCATACTGTTCTTTACCAGAATTAGAGGCATGTATGTCTTGTTGGTCATTTATGGAGATGATTCACTCACGTTCATACACATATGTGATTAAGAACGTTTATCCTGATCCATCTGAAGTTCTTGATAAAATTTTAGATGATCCTCGTATATTGGAACGTGCTTCAAGTGTAACTGAATCTTATGATGATTTTATTAATGATGCACAAGAGTGGGGAACTAGCAATATGTGGAAGGATGGATGGAAACAAAGTCCTACCTCTTCATATGAAATTAAAGAATTAAAAAGAAAACTTTATCGTGCGGTGGCCAATGTTAACATACTGGAAGGAATTCGCTTTTACGTTAGCTTTGCTTGTAGCTTTGCTTTCGGAGAACTTAAACTCATGGAGGGATCAGCAAAAATTATCTCCCTCATTGCCAGAGACGAAAATCAGCATCTTGCAATAACTCAAAACATATTGAACTATTGGAGAAAAGGTGATGATCCAGAAATGAAAGAGATAGTCAGAGAAGAAGAAGACTGGACATATAAAATGTTTGGTCGTTGTGTTGATGAAGAGAAACGTTGGGCAGAGTATCTATTTAAAGATGGTAGTATGATCGGATTAAATGATAAGTTACTACATCAGTATGTTGAATGGATTGCAAACAAGAGAATGAAATCAATTGGTCTAAAACCAATATATGATATACCAGCAAGAAACAATCCATTACCTTGGACTGCACATTGGATTAGTTCAAAAGGACTCCAAGTTGCACCACAGGAAACTGAAGTTGAGTCATATATAGTAGGTGGTATTAAACAAGATGTCAAAAAAGATTCATTCGCAGGATTCAAACTCTGATATTGAATGGGATATGGATGCTTTATATGATTCTTTTCGTGATGCTGCAGATGACTATAAAAAAGTTATGAAACAATTAGAAGATGAAAACTCAGAGTGCGAAAGCAAAGGGACGTAATTTACAAAAATGGGTTGTTCAACAACTTATAGAAACTTTTGATATACATCCAGAAGATATTAAGTCTTGCTCGATGGGAGCATCAGGTGAAGATGTTGTGATGGCAAGAGCAGCAAGAGAAAAGTTTCCGTTTAGTGTAGAGTGTAAGAACCAAGAAAAACTAAATGTGTGGGATGCCTATGAACAGGCAAAAGAAAACTGCAATGGTTATGAACCTATTGTAGTGATGAAAAAGAATCGGAAACAACCTTTAGTTGTCATTGATGCAGAGTATTTCATTAGTTTATGTTCTAAATTATAAAATTGGAAATTACAATCACTAGTTTTTCATATTTGGTCAGTACACTTTTTTTAGGAGTGCTCACACCCATTGAAACATATACAAGTATTCATGTGGGAACTGATTTGGTTGACACGGAACAACCGATGATATCATTTGGTGCTCAACATCATATTGATAATGTTAGTTTATTTGTTGAACATCAAAGTAGTCCAATGACTCTGAAAGACAGAGGATTAAATCATATAGGAGTCAAATACAATTTTGATAATAATTTTTATATTGGTTCTTCAAAGAAAATTGATGCTGAAGGATTTCTTGTTTTAGGAGGATATGAAAAACAAAATTTCTTTATTGAATATTCTGATGATCGAATTTATTCAGGACTTAAATTTTTGTTTTGAAAACATTTGATTTCACTATGTTCTAGGATTGGTTATAATAAATAAAAATAAAACTATAGAAAAATGAAATCAACACCTCGCCAAGTTAAAGAAGCAAAGAAAACATATGAAAGAGTCGTTGATCATTTAGTATCAGAAGGATACGCAAAAAATAAAACAGATGCAGATAATATTATTGGAGGAATGAGCGAAGAGTGGTATAATATGATTATTAATAACTAATTCTTTATTTTTTTATTATGGAAAATTTGAAAGCCACCGCATATGATAGCCCCTTTCCTCATATAATATATGATAATTTCTATAATCAAGAAGAGTTAGATTTAATTTGGGAAGAACTTAATTATTACACTAAACCAGAAAAACTTCTTGAACCAAAAGATTTTGGAGGAGTAATAGGTAAAACTAATTCCCACGCAATTGCTTTAGATGCTGTTTATATAAACGACATTAAAAATAATGTAAACTATCGAAAACTATCTAATATTTTAACTGTAAATAGAAAATTATTTTTACCAGAAATATTAGAACCCTTTGCTAACATTCACGATTGTTGTTCAATTGCACCAATGGCAACTTATGATGTTACAAAAATAAGATATTATCACGATGAAGAGTATTATGATGCACACATAGATAAAACCTTTCAGTTCTTAGCATTTTCATACTTTTATAAAGAACCGAAGAAGTTTGAAGGAGGCGAGTTATATTTCCCTAAGTATAATTATGAAGTTCCATGCACAAATAATTCAATGATAATTTTACCTGGTTGGGTAAAGCACGGTGTAAAAAAAGTAAGTATTAAAAATTCAGATTATTATGACGGTTGGGGTAGATATTGTATTTCAAGTTTCTTCTGTTGTGCGAATGAGTTGATGATGGAAGTTGCTGGAATTAATTAACCTGCTGTAACTCCAGTTGCATTAGTTGCTCCCTGAATATCTCCAGCTTGTGCATTTCCACCAAATAAAGCTGAATTTGCATCGTTAGATATAGTCACAGTAATATTAGTATTAGTTTTACGGATTGCTGCACCAGATCCACCACCAGTACCACCAGATCCTTGTACGTTATTTTCACTTTCTATACTTCCTGTATGAGTTCCTGCTGCTCCGTTTCCACCTTGAGATGATGTCCCTGCACCTCCATCATTATTATTACCACCTTCACCACCACTTGCAGCAAAACCGCCACCACCGCCACCACCGCCTTTGGCTTGGTTATTGTTTCCTCCATTTCCTCCAGAACCACCAGCAGTATTGGAGCTATTACTACCAGCACCACCACCTGGACTTGTACTTTGTAATGTAAATTGT